CGGAAATATAAGTACATCGCGAGTATTGGAATTATAGTCGCTTGTTTCCCAATGGTACTCAATCTTGTTTTTGTATATGAACTTGTGTAACTGTAACGCTGTCATTTTACTGTTTTTTTTGTTATAACGCCCGCTCATTACTATTTATTGCGGCGGCGCGATTTCTTTTTTGACTATTTTTCGTTGGCTTTCGGCGTATTGCCAATTAATATCTTCTTGAATTAGCGCATTGGCTTCTTCCAATGTATCGAAGTAAATTATGTATCGGCACATAGATATGTCGCGCGTTTCGCGGAAATAAAGCCAAATAAACCAAAACAAATGCTTTTGAACCGCATACCTTTTTTTGCCGCTTCGTTCTGTAATTGTAACAATTCTGTAATTTCCAATAAAGAAGGTATATGTATGCCTGATGATATGTGGGAAAAAAGGTTTGATTAGAGCGCTATTTTGTTGTAAAAATGGCCAAAAATCACATTTTGTAACAAATAAGTGTTACAATGTAACAAATCCGTTTCAAAAACGTTACACCTAAAAACCGCACCAGTAAGCCATTTTTTGACCAAAAAACACCATTTGTAACGTTTTTACAAATATTTTTTATTATGCTTATTGGACGTTCTAGCTATAACGCAATGTCTTTGAAACCTATTAAGCACGGTCTTTGTGGTTATGCCTACATAGATCTTCCCATTTGTGTTGTTAGTTATTTTGTATATAAACATATATTCTTTTTGATATATGCGCCAGAACCAACTAGCGCATATAAGTTTTTTGTTAGTCGATCACGTCTAATATGAGCTCTCCACAAGCGCGGGGGTCTCTCACCATTATACCAACTTCACCTAAGAAGTGAACTGAGTAACCATCTTTTGCATTTGAACGCAAAGTGTTGATTGATTTACCATAGCCAGCACCTGGGGTTACAGAACCACCTGTATGCCACATCACCATTTCGCGGTCCTTGCGGGCCACTTTAACGATATTAGCTTCACCGTCACGAGTACCGAAGTCAAGGAAAGTAAAACGATATGACTCAACTGGTTTGCCAGTAATTGGATGCAACTTACGGTTATGAACGATATCATCGTACATTGGTAAGTGTTTAACTGTCAACTCAATACCATTAGTCATACGGTAAGTAGTAAATTGGCCACCTAAGGCTAATTCCTGACCTGAACCAGTAATAAATTTAGTATCGATTAAGTTAAATGCTCCCATTTTTTCTTTCAACACGCGGTCGAATTCACGCATACCCATTTCGCCAGTGAAAGCAACAAACTTGCGCTCATTAGTTCCAAGCATATTATAAGACATATCAAATAAGAAGTCTTCTAATAAGTCAGCATTTAATTGAGTATAGTAACGACGGTTTGCTGGTGCGATTTGCTGCAACAGGCCTGCTCCAATATATACTGGACGTCCGTTAGTTCCCATCAAATCAGTAGTACCATCTGGGTTTGCATTAAATTTAGAGTATACCAACTGACGTTCTTGACGTTTGTTCCACTCACGAGCAGCTTTCCATTCTTGGAAATCAGACCACAAATAAGAAGTTTTACCAGTCTTAGGGTCTTTTAGTGCAATTGCTAATACAGTGCTATATGCAGTACCTGTAATATCATAAGACAAACGAACTGTAGTCAAATGATTACGCAATTTAATGTGAGTGTTATAGTTTATGATATCAGCTTCTTCTGAGTACTCTTCGTAGGCAGAGCCTAAACGAGACACTTGACGTCCAGCCAATAAATATTTTCCTGGAACGAAAGATGCGGCTTGACCATCTGCAATAAAGCAAGTGTATACCCATTCGTTTCCATCTTGGTAGGGTGCTCCAGAAACACGTAATTGGAACTCTTTATCGTCCAATTCGATGATTGCTCCAGGTACAAACCATTTATCTTCAAGAGATAGCATGATAGGAGTGTTTCCAAGCCCAACTTGAACAGCAGCATCAGTTACGGCGCTACCATTCCATTTTGCAGAACGGATAGTTACTGCGCGGTCAGAATCGATCATTACTGACCATCTGAATTCACGTTGGTCGATTACCATAGTCTTGCCAAGGCCACCAGTTAAGAAGTCAAGGGCAGATGCATAGCCATCATCTTTCGTACCAAAGATGTAAGAGATTACACTTGATACTTCGTGAGGTTTAGTTAACAACGCATTGGAGAGCATGTTTTCGTCAACAAGATCAGAAAACCATTTTCCTCTATACAGTTGTAGGTTATTTAAAATTCCATTATCCATATAAAACTTAGTTTTATTTTAATTTTTATTATTGGGGCCTTCTTAGTAATTGTTGTGAAGCAACAGACCATAGCGGTGTTGGGGACCCATCATTTATTGTTTGTTTTGAACCACCTACTTTAGTTGTCTTTAAAGTGTTCTTTAGTCTTTCTGTAGCAGACGTTTCTCCGGACCTTTTAGCATTTTCTATTAACTTATCACCCTTCATGGTGAAGTATGCAGATTCTATTAAGTTCTTCGTTGATTTTGAATAATCCTTTTGGTACTTTGTCCTTCCATCAGCCTCAACCCTGAAGATATATTCCATTAATGTCTTCTTATCTTCTTTGGGGATTTTGATTCCTCGTACGTCCGTAAGTGCTTCTATTTGTTCAACAACGTTGTTGTAAAATTTTTGTTGTTCCTGTACTGATGTCTCATTAGCAATTCTCTGCTCATCTAATAGCGCTTTCTTCTTTTGTTCCTTTGATTCCTCTAAGAACTCAACAGCATCAGTAGCTTCATCCTCTAGCAGGTCTGCATCTTCATATTTTTCGAGCTTTCTTTTGATTTGAACTTCGCTAAACCCCTTCTCGGATAGAAACTCTCTAACTACGGCCTTTTGATTCTCTACGTCAGTCAGGTCAATACCTTTATAATCTACATCTGCGCTGGTAGCGGTAAAGAAGTCGTGAATATTCCCGCCGTTCTTTACGAACTCATCAAGTTCTGCAATCTCGTCACTTGCATACTGAGGCTGACTTGACTGTTCAACTGCTTCTTTCATGTATTTCACAAAGTCGTCTACAGACTTAGGTTTGCTGCCATCTTCGATGTCATCCCAGCCAACTTGTTCCGCAATAGCATCAAAGAACGCGGTAACTCGAGAGGTCTCATTATCATCAATTTCTACTACCTCATCCTGTTCGGTATCAACAGGCTTGTCGTTCGATAAAGGAATTTCATCCACTTCCGGTTCGTCGCCATCTATCGCTACTGTGTCATTTGCTGGTTCATTAGGATCGTCTACTAATTCAACTCCCTTTATTTTAATGTCTTCATTAGGCGTAAGCGAGTCAAATAGAGCATCAAAGCCACCTAGTATTTCATTTGTTTTCATAATTATTATATAATCGTATTATTCTTTTTGTCTATTCGCCCAATCAACAAATGCTTTCGCCTTCAGATTTTTTGGCTTGTTATTTATGTATCCGTACGGAGTTTCTGATATGATAGCACCGTTTGTCCCGGCGCTATCTACTAGATTTTGTATGTCTTTATTCCTTTTCAGCACATTATCTCTTATGTCGATAACCTCTTTCGCATACAGTGGATTCTTCTTCATATCTATACTGCCGCCAGGAGGCACTGGGACTCCGTACCAGCTTTTTTGAGAACTACCCTGGCCTGTCTGTATATTATACGCCTGGTCAGTTGTAGCAGTTAATTTCCCAAGGCCATTATATGCCTGTATTTGATGAGCCTCATCATTATATCCTAATGATTTAGCATATTTCCTTTTATCTCTGATAGTAAGAACTAAGTCTTGGGCTGGGCTACTGGCGTCTTTGCTTCCATCTAGAATATGACCCAGATTATCATCCGTTTGCCCCATCTTAGATTCTATAGCCGCAATAGCCAATGGAGTCCATGGGTCCTCTCCGTTCCTCTTTGCAAATGAGGCTATTTCTACCATCGGCTTTGTTGGGTAGATCCCAGTCTTATAATCCCTCTCAGGATTCATTTTAAGGCCACTTGTAGCCCTTACCCTCCTATTATCTGTAATCAATAAACTCTTCGGAGTATCTTGCTTAGAAGGCTCCGGAGACGCCTCTATCGGAGGATAGTATCTCTTGCTGGAGACAGCTGCGGATGAGGGCTCTTCTGGCTGCGGTGTCATTGACCGCATCGAGTCGTTCGTGCTATTTATTGCATTTAAAACGCTTCCACTAAACAGCCGCTGCTTTATATTGGTTGCGTGGATTGGCTTACTTTTATTTGGCATGTTATAATCTGTATTAGAACTTGGCATTGTTAGTATAAGCAAAAGAAGTATAATTTGGTGCTTTCGCACTGCTCTTCAAAATGCAGATATACGTTTAATACTTTTGCGCATAATTTATTATTTCTCTCCCGTTACTTTATTTTTGATTGCAACTTTAGCCTTCAACTTCTCTCTCTCGAGTGCGGAAGAATCTTTCATTTTTTGAAGTCTGAGTTGAAGCTCCATCTTCTTATTCTCTAAATCTATTTTATTCTTTTCTATCTCAGCAGAACGTTTTGCATTCTCCCTTTCAATATCTAATTTTCTAGATTCAATTTCCTTTTTAGTACTCAACTCCCTTTCTTTTTGGGCTGATTGCATTTGCTTGTCCATTACATTTGCATCGTGTTCACTCCTACGTAGCGATAAGTCCGCTATCTCCATAACATCTGGAACGCCATTGTTATCAAGGTCCTGATTCTCCATTCCCTTGTAAATACTCATTTCCGCTACGGCTATTCTAGTTTGGTTGTCAGCATCAATCTTATATTTAGTAAGGTCAAGTTCTTGCTGTTTAATTGCAACTTCCTGCTGTTTGACATCGTTCTGAGCCTGAATTTGCTGCATTTGATTTTGTTGCTCTTGTTGTTGAGCTTGCTGCTGCTGCTCGGCTTGCTGTTGATAAATAGATTTAAGTTTAGTCTTAATCTGAGTAACACTATCTAATGTCATTATCTCGGCAACGTCAAGCAATGAAGCACCATTTTGCATAGCTGGTTGATATAGTGAGCGCAATTGCTCCAAGTTCTGTAAGTCTTTAGACGAGTCAGATACAAATATATCATAGTCTTCATAGAAGAAATTCTCAGCAAGTTTCATGAATGTTCTGGTAGAGTCACTCATTACGTACTGTATATTCTTTCTATTTGAAGTTCTCCAGGCCTCCTTGGCGGTATTCAAAAGCATTCTAAGCGAATTCTTCTTGCATTGGTTGTGCATCCAGAACAAAGGAGCTGTAATGTTGGCAGAACCACTATTGGCTGCATTTACATTTCCTACAAGTTCGCTTGGCTGAATTTCTCCCATTCTCTGCCTACTTACTCCTGATATCTCAGATATCATATCTTCTATTTTAGACATAAGATTAATGTACTGGTCAATGACATTCGCCATAGTCAAGTCAAGAGCAGATATCTGATTAAATTGAGCTGGCTTTCCGCCCTCTCTGCCAGGAATATCCCACCCTTCTTCGTACGGGTTAATAAAGTTAACGCCAACAGCAGATAGATAATGCATCCACTTGGCAGCATCTATATTCATAGACTTAGGAATTTGGGTAATATCCATTGTTATTACCTTCCCTTTGTCTCTTGCAATTGCCAGTTCAAGCCTGTACCATATAATGATATACATGTATTGTAGCGGCTTCATAATGGCTACCAATGATTTTGACCTGGAATTAGTATTGCTGTATAATACACCGCAATATGGCAATTTCTGAGAGTTGAGCGTGTCTGTTGAAGTAAATTGATACTCAACTGGCTGCACTCCGACGTAGTTATGCATACCAAATCGGTATCCTTCCCATATCTCTATAACCCACTTCCATTCTATGTTGAGCTCATTCCCGATAGCCATATAATCCTCGCTTACGATTGTCTCCTGTGGCGTTCCATCATCTCCGAGTACGGTCACAAATCCTACTTTCTTGTATGATTTCCATACAGCATGCCATAGGTTAACGTGGTTATTTCTGGTTACTGTGTCATTGCCTGCTCCTCCAACTGAATGCATATTGACGTGCATATAGTCGGTAGCAGCAGCGTCCACACCATACATCCCTGTAGATGGTTTCTGCCCTGTCATCTCAATAAGAGCGTCAAGCTCCTTCTCGGTCATCTTATCGTATAACCTATCATACACCTCTGTATAGGACAGTCTCATGCGCCTAACAGCCCAGTCGCCATCCTCAATAAATTCTAAGTCAGGGGCATTGTCGTGAGCGAAGTATAGAGGATTTACTCTCTCCATATGCGGCTCACCGTTTACTATGCCAGTATAATAGACTTCCTTCCCTGCGATAAGCGCATCTTTCCAGCCTTTATAGAACTCATGGTCTAGCCCAAGCTTCTCTTTTAGGTAATTTAGAGTATGATATGCGCAGTCCTCTGCTACATCTTTATAGCTTTTACCCATGTATTCGGCTATCTTCTCTGGAGGAGTGAGCTCTCCTGATGCCAACTTAGATTGAAAGTCAGCAGCCGCTTCTGGCGTCATTCCAGACATCATTTCTGCCATTGTATACTCAATCATCATCTGCTTCATCTTGTCCTGCATATCTGATGCGGCATCTTGGCTAGTCCTTATAACCTTGTAGTTAAATGGATGTTTAGTCTCTTCGCCAAGCAACAGGTCAATCTTAGGCCTAATTATATTAAAGTCCTGTATTGTAGCTGGGAATCCGTCGTCCTGCATATACGGGTCAGTTACATACTTCAAGTCCTTCTCATTAAAGATGCTGTTGTATAGATCATAATAGGTCTGCATTTCCTCAAAAGAAGTTTTTTGGGCTCCAGACGGAACGGTTTCGCCCATCCCAATTATGTAATCCATACAATGTTGTCCCCATTCCTTATTCTTCCTTTTGAGTGGAAGCTTTTGCGCTGGGAAAATAGTAGTTACGTTATTCATTTTATATTTTTAATGCCAGTTTGTTTCTTCTGAGGAATCACCTATTTGCTCTAATGCAGCGTCTTTCGCGCTAACGAACCAGTCATTTGAAAATAATGGCTTATTAAATAGATTATTGCTCCGTATTTCTTTATCTCTTTTCTTTACATTTACATTATGTAATTGTAGTTTGTATAACATAAGTATCATTAGCGCCATCACGCGGTCAAAGTTCCCCTTGTCGTTATACTGTATTAATTCTTCAAGAAGTGGTTCTGATAGAATCTTCGTAAGATTCTTTTTGCCAGTGGCGTATTCTTCGTTTAGCCACTCTTTTATAAGGCCTTCGCCATAATCCTTGATTTGAGTATTCATATGTATACCCTTCCTTCTTTGCACTGTAGACTTACCAACTATATCGCTTATGATATCTGGCTGGTCTGCCAATAAGTAGTCTCCGTGCTTCTGGGTGAAGTATGGAAATATACCCTTACGCTCATTTTCATATAGAAGCCTAGCGTTATAGTAAAGCAGTAATTTCCTTACGTTTTCATAGTACTCTTCAGCAGTATCCGGCCTCCCAGTATATTCAGCCACTATTACATCATAGTATTCTTCGAAGTTCTGAAATCGCTTATATATAAATGTAGACCCCAATGAATTAGTCCCAGCCTTGTCATGATCATACGGGTCGCATCCAGCTATGTATAACTGACCAGAAGTATCCTTGGAAGGGTGCTCCCATATGACTATACTACCTTCGTGTTTATCATCCCTGCCAAGTGGGTATTTAGTTATATCACCGTGCTTCTTTATCTGCCAGGATATCTCCCCATTAACAAACATTAAATCGCCTACTTGCTTATGAGACTGAAGCTTCTTGTTTGTACGTATAGAAGCCAGCTGTGCCATTAACTCTTTCTTTGGAAAGATATTACCTGTTAGCTCTAAGACTGCCTCCTGAGGCGTTAAAGGGTTCTCTGCGATGTACCTATCTATGGCTCTAGTATCAGAGGCTCCGTCTATAACCTTTTGCCTTTCAGATAATGCATAATCAGTGGCTTTAGATTTAAGGCTATTGCCATTCTTATCCATATACATTCTTTCGCCATTTGGCCCAAGAACGGACATGTTTGCATATACAGGAACAAAGAATCCGCAATTACTCGCGTCAGCCCCATCATCCCATATATTTGGAAAAGACTTTATATTATATCCAGACGGATTATAGAACATTTCCTTAAGCCCATCAAATCTACTATCCACATCACCACCGGTACCAAATGATATCATTAGTCCAAAAGCAATACCATCCTCCTCTACAGAAGGCCTAGCTATCTGCCACGCTTGAAGTATATCCTTAAACGAGCCAGACTCTTCCCATAGTATCAATTTTCCACGCTTACCACGAGCCCTATTTGGGTCATTTTTAAGTGTAACTCCAATAATCTCAGACTTATATCCAACTTCGATTCGGTTACCCATCTCGTCAGTAGTAATTATAGATGCCTTTCTATGCATCTTAGTATTTACTGCCTGACGTTTTTTAGACCATGCTGTATGCTCGTCTATAAAGTCCATTAAGTCCCATGCCTTAGTCAGTAGTCCATCACGAACCAGATACTCTGTTTCTGAGGCTATAGCATATGATTTAGACTCAGGTATCAGGTAATAGTTCCTTGTAAGCATACTAGCCCCCTTAAATGAGTTATGAGTAGGTATAAAGTCTTTTGTTACATATAGATGATTTTCATTATCAATACATAGACATCTTTGCTTCTCAGTCCTATCGAGTTTCTTTATACCAACTATGGCAACCCTGTCCTGATTATACTTTCGTTTCCTTATGTTTTCTAACTTTCTTGGGAGTCTAAATATATCTCTATCAGTTGTTATTGTGATGGACCATGTATCCCTAGTATCGGATATACTTCCATTCCCGAAATCAACTCCTATTCTGCCTTCTGCTTTTTTATTTTTTCTGCATCTTAGGCCTAGGCTTCTAGCGATGAATAAAAAGTCTTCTATTAACACTTCTGAACTGGAAACAAAACTGCATGATCCTTTTGAGTATTTTCCATTACTAGAATGACCGTCAGAATCCATCAAGCCTTGAATTAAACTAAATCTATCCTCTATTGATGAATATTTATATTCTTCCGGAATAAATTTATTAAATGAGTGAACGTTAAGCCCAAGCCTATTTATCTCTCTGTTTAGCTCGTTAGCATTAGAATTAGATGCTATTACACATTTGAATTTTTCATTATTGCATCTTTTTACCGTGTATTCTGGTAATAAATTCTGCAATTCATTTATTATGAAGTCATCATCTGTATAAAAAAATACACTAGACCCAGTCAGTCCTCCATCTCCTATTAATATGCCCAATACATATGGATCTATATATAATTCTGATTTTTTATCAAATTTAATTGGATTTATCTCTGGCAATTTATATCTATAGCTAGCTTTACCATATTTGCCTTGCTTTAACTTTCTCTCTGAATATTCCCTAGTAGTTAATATATGTATTTTATTCTTGTAGTAAGTGGCCCATAAATGATTCTCTCCACAAGTAACTTTTCTTCCATCCTGAAGCTCTACTTCATACACATCTGTCTCCCCCTGCTCTACTATGTCTCCAATTTGAACTGGAGAGCCATTTGGATTGATCACCCAGTCACCAATATTTAGACTGCCCATCTCTACGTATCCGCTTGGAGTTAGTACTAATTCCGAATAAGGTTGCTCATATCCAGCACCACGCTTCTTTAAAACAACCATATGGCTACCCTCATCTTCTGCTTCTTGTATTGCAGTAAAATAAAAGTAATCATAATCGTAGAAGTCTGGAAACTCTCTAGTCTTTTCCCTTCTTTTCTTTATCTTCCCGTGTCTGTCCTTGTAGTTAAACTCGACAAGCCTAAGTATTGGACAGTAATTAAGGTAATAATAATTATATCCACTTATCCAATCACCATCAGGCGCTGTGAACCCATTGATACAGTACTCGGACTCGGCATCCCAATAATTTAGATACTCGGTAGTTCCAGTCGGCGCAAAACAGTAAACCCCGTGAGTCTGGAAATGAATCGCGGGGCGTCTGAATTTATCGGTATTTAGAATTCTTTTACTAAAATTAACCATTCAGGTTTTACTGTTTATTTATTATTTACTCAGCCAAGCAGAGAACTTTGGGAATGTGCGTTGGAACCAAGTCAATTTCTTTACTGGCACGTTTACCATTGGAGCCTGAATCTCTTGTACTGCAACTACTTTAGGTTTATTATTGTGTTTGCGTCTATAATTTGTAGACTTTTTTACTGTAGCAACATCAGCCGTAGCTGGAGCAGCAGTGATTTTTTCGTTTTTCATAATTATCAATTGTAATTTAACGTATAAACGTCATTATATTTAATTTGTTTTATCTAGAGGTATGTGGAGTACAACTAGTATCTTGGAGATTCACAACACGTCACGCAGTCAGAATCAATTTGACATTTACTTTTACTTAAACATCTATCATTCTGTTCTTTGTCATATCTATCTAGATAGTCGTGATATGCTGGTGCGTTCAGAATAATGACCTCTCTCTCGTCTCCTACTATTGGATATAAAACAAGTATTATATCGCCGCTTTTTGCTTCAAACTCCTTGTCGCATATACATACGGTCATATCTTCTTTAGCAAGATACATGTAATCTATTCGCTGATACGATGACTTATATTCCGTAACTGATTGAGCGTCTGTATCGAATAGCACAGCTAATGATGAGCGTTCACCTAATATTAATTTTTTCATTTATTTATTTCTTTTATTATTTCCATGCACTGTAATACTTCTTTCTGACTTTCAGGCTTCATTACTATACCAGAGAATCCTATTTCATTTAATTTGGCTTTAAATAACTTCCATCTTAATGGAAACGCATCGTTAGCAAATCCTTTAGTCTCTATAATCCAACTACCATCTAATGCTTGAAAATCTGGAGTGTATGCTATCTCTCTAACATTCTCTATCAAATCAAACCTCTTTGTAGATGATAGTATCTTTTTATTTGAGTCCCTAGTTATCTTACCAGTATCCTCATAGCATCTAAATTGCGATTTAAACTTAGCAATTAGTACATACGATTCTGGTTGGTATGTAAATGGAATGTTATTCTCTTTAAGTTGCTTATAGCAGAATAGTTCTAAACCTGATTTGAATTTCTGACCATCATATTCATGAGTCTTAGCATTCTTTACTTTAGCATTTTTTGATACCATTCTTTATCTTCTTTATGTCTTCTTTGTTTGTACTAAATAAACCAATCTTTGGAAGATTTACGAATAAATTTGATGTAGTTCCTACTAACTTCAATGATTTCATAAATTCCTTTTCGAACTCAATAAATCCTTTTCTATTGCAATAACATCCATCTCCTATATGATATAATCCAGATCCAATATGACCATAAGGCGGAAGATTCTTCCTCTTTTCTTCTTTCCCGCTAATTTCGTCAATAAAATCTTCTAGTATCTTTAATGTAAGTTTATTATAGGAATAAGTAGTGGCAGTTTTAATTTGTCCAGATACACCTTTATCTTTCATATTATACTAAATTACACATCCACCACATATGTATTGGAATCAATTCTCTTTCTTTTTCCTTAATCAACTCTCTCATAGCCTTCCATTCTTGGAAGTTAATCCAAAGTTTTTCAGAGTCCTTATCGCTTTTTATCATCTAGACTAAGCATATTGAATTCATTTATAAGGCTGGTATACTCTGTGGATACTGACTCCATTTTATTCTTCATCTCATCCAGAAGATTGCCATAATGCTTATCTGCTAAATACTTAATATCATCCTCGTCAAGCTCTAGCACGTTCGAAAGGTACGAAGGAACGTATACCCCCTCTTCTTTTACTGCAACACAATAGTTGTTTTCTGGAAGTTTATTCCATGCATTAAGTTTATTTCTTTTTAATAGGATGTTGTTCTCAATCTTATTCCGAGCACCATCAATATATTTCTTAATGAAATTGAATGATTTATTGTCCATATTTTTCCGTCATTTTTAGTTCAAACTGTTTAAGTATTGAATATAGATTATTATCATGTGCTATCACTACTTCTTCTGGCAATTCTATTTTCCCATTAAGAATACCCATATACGTAGCCTTCTCTTCAGTTGACATCTGCTTCCATATCTTAGTAAATGGATTCTTCTTGTTAGAATCCTCTATTTTCTTTATAGACTTAGCATGCCTCTTTAATCTTTTAAGAGAATCCATTACTTCTTAGTCTTTTCATATTGATGCAATAAGTTAGCAAAGCCCTCTACAAACTCCTCGTCCTCAGACAGTGTGTGTCTTCCCATTGAATCTAGTATACCGTGCACTAGTTCGTGATAAAATGTTGTTTCCATATAGTCACCAGTGCATTTGTATCCATTAAACTCCTTCGCTACAAATATCTTGCATATAACAAAATTTAACTGACCGACCTCCTTTCCCATCTTACTGTCTGTAAATACAACATCTATATTGGACCCTCCAAGAGTAAAGCTACTTGGTATTAATTTGCTTTTCATATTATCTTTGTTTTGGTATTTCATATGCACTAATTTCAGAACCTCCCTGAACCCTACTCACTTCTACTTCCTCTTTGCGCACTTGCTTTTCTAGTGATGCCATTGAGCGAACTACTTTGTCTAATTGACCTAGCGCGGTCATTGCCTCCTTAACCATCCTCATGTCTAATGAACTTGCTAATACACTCTTCAGGTATCCACTAATTGCGCCAACTGCACTTCTAGAAGCAGTAAGTAGCTGTAATAGCAGTGTATCTTGAAATTCTAAATACATAGACTCTGCATATAGTATTTCCCGTGTTGGCTCCCAATCTTCAGTAAAGTATTCAGATACGAGCTTCTTTTCTCGGTACTCCTCATTCATAGACACTACGTACGGGCTATCTGGGTGATGTTTAAATGCAATATAAGAGATTACCTTGTTAGCATACTCTTTGTCTTCATACTGCTCCCAGATGGCTTTAAAACAAGGAATTCCAAGCGTATCTGTATGTATTACCACTTTCCCACCTACTATATCAAACAGCTTATTGTTCATATCTATCTGGGTGATTTATTCTATCATTTACCTGCCTCAATCTTTCGTCGACCAAGGCAAGATTATATTGCTCGTGAGAAGTGAGGTTATTCCTTGGCTCGTACTTTAATTGTATTTGCTCTAACTCATCCTTCTCAATTTCGTAATCTAAATTAGTTTGAATCGGGCTCGGCATCTACTTTAATATCTGAGGTTATTTCTTCTGTGATTTCAGTAGGATAGTCTGGAGCTATTTCTACAATACTTACTGCAGGTAATTCCAAGATAGTCATCGTGGCAAATACTTCGCCAGCCTCGTATACAGCAGGAATAGAATCTGTATTTGTTTTAAAATGAGCAACAATCTCCTTTGGCGCTCCGGCGTGCATAACTACTATTGAGTTAGTCATTGCTAGTGAGAATCCATATGCATTATCTGCTGGATGAATTACGCCAACAAATCCCTGTGGAATTTCTATCTCTAGCCCTGTTTTATATTCTAAAATAAGTCTACCATCTCTACCCTGGCCAGTTGCGATACCAACGCATATCAATTCAAATGAATTCCCATTAGCGGCTATTTTTGGCAGCACTGCCTTTTCATTTAATAGTTTAATTTTCAGTTCCATTTATTTATTTTGTTTTATCTTCTTTTTCTTTTTGAAAGCGCCTTAGCTGTAGCAGCTCCGATTGGAATAAAATCTGCCTCTTTACACTCTCTCCATATGTATATATTACCAAATATATATGGTCTTATGATAATTAGCCTATGGCCATCTTTATACATACCCTCTTTATATCCTTTATCCGAGTTATCAACATAGTCTGTTCTATATTCAGACTGGTCTTCGCTCTGAAAGAACTCTATGTCTGGATTTGTCATAATTCTAATGCTAGCCTATTTTTTTCTTCCAACTCCCAGAATTCTCTTTCAGCTTTCGTTGTATTATCATCAAATTCTATATCTACGCGTCCATCTATCTCTATTTGATTATAAAATGCAGATAGAAATCTTCCAGCGGCATCGCTGCTTTCACTCTTCTTTATAGCGTAGTTTAATAATTTTGCTTTTTCAAATGATAAATCTGCTGCCTTAAAATCCCTTCTTGTACATATATGCTTAAACTCTACTAGCATAGATGGAAATGGAGCAGATGATTTGCTATTGCTAAATTTCAATCGTCCTTTTATAAATTGAATCCTACAGTTCTCATTACCGTATATGTAGTCATGAAACCACCTAGTATCAGTCCTTGCTGGAAGCAACATAACTATAGTACACTTAGCAGAACATTCATCAGAGGCCTTCTTAACCCAGTCCGAGATTGTCTTACCATAAGGAGGATTGCACCATACTACGTTGTTCTGCCATGACTGTGCTAGTCCATTATCCTTTGCAGTAAAGTAATTCTTGACTTTATAATTAGTAGTATCTGCGCAAGCATCTAAAGTGAATTTATATTTTCTATTAACCTTATCAAAGAAGTCTTGTGGCGTAGACCAGTGTATTGTTCCGGTACTAAACATTAATTCTTCATTCATTATTTAGATATCATTGTTTTAAATACCTGATAGGATAAACATCCCTTTTCTTCTGCTATACATTTAGTTACTGCCCTATCATTCTTTGTTGGGCAGTTTATCTTGCATATTGCTATCTGAAATGCGTTTTCTGCTTTCTTTAGCGATATTCTTTGATTCTTTGACTGTGTCATAAATTATACGTTTTTTGCCTTTTAGTCTATTCTTAATTCGTATCTTAAATAAATATGCAAACATTAGAGTTCTTTCATCATCAGGGTCAGATATTCTTCTAGATGCAAATATAAACGGGTGATTACATATTGTTGATATTACAGAACGATGTAGCCCGTACTCCTTTGCCAATTTGGCATATATATCACTGTTTTTGGATACCATTCTTTTTTAATCATGTATGCCGGAATAAATCTATTTACTTCAGTTATTTTGATAATGCTTCTCTTTACTTGTCTACGCTCTCTTTTTGAGAGCCAGCTTAAGGTACTCGAGTCTCTTGAAATAGTATATGTTCCTTCGTTTCTATTAAATAGCCTAGAGAAAAATCCCCTATTATCGCTATTGTTAGTAAAATTACTTGGATTATAGCTGTTCATTTTCGTTTAGTTTTAAAATCATTGTTATTTGAACTACCTTATTTGCGATTAGTATCGGCAATAGAGCTCTATTAAAAGACGTTAATCCGCTCTCCTTAACAAATATCTTCTTGTCTTTAAACATTTTTATATATCGACTAAGATTATCTTTTGTTATTCCAGTTAGAGTCATTATCTCCTTCCTATTCTCTGTTCCGTCAATCGCTGAGCGGTATTTTCTTGATTTGAGATTCCTTTGATGGACGTCTAGGAATGTTGACAGTAATTCCAATTCTCTGTCTGTCAAATCTAGAAGTCCATTTAGGCTACGTAAAAACTCATAGCTTAACCTATCTGGAGTTATGGTTTTTATGAACTTATTCATTATAGCTCAATAAATTCCGAGGTAGTCAAATCTGGCAATTTAGACTTAATCTTCTTCTGCCATTCAATCATCTCCTGTGCCCCATTTTCTACTATTCTCGCCATCTCCGGGCTTCCACCCTTAAGTCTTAATTCCGCAGCCCAGCTTAATAGTAGTGCTGGGGCTAGAACATCTTGACCCCTCAGTAAGAATACTGGCTCATCTAATGGGATACCAAGTCGTCCGTCAGTATCCTGTATGCTATTATAGTCTTCTCTAAAATGTCTCATTATGCTTTTAATTTCTTGAGTAAATCAACCATATTAGAAAAAACTACTACTGACTCTTTTACTTGCGGTAAAAATGAATCATCTGCCAATCCTAGCTCTAGTACTTTATTTACCTTCTCAAGATTCATTGCAAACTCATTAATCTTAGTGTCGATTCGTTTTTCAATTAGATTAAGTCTTGCTTTAGTATTTTTAATGGCAGGGATGAATTCCATATGCTTATTGGCCCTATTCCTTTCGTATTCAAGCTCTTTCTTCGTATACTCTAATTCGTTTTTTAAATCAGCCACTACGCAATCTAGGCAATTGTATGTAGTACGAGTATAGGTAGCATTAATTTTTTCCTCCTGTTTTCTAAGTAGGTCTCTATAGTCTTTTTTAGACATGAACCATTCAGTAACCTTAAATGCAGCCAATTCCTCTACGGTTGATGGACTCACAGATAAATGAGTAGATACCATATAGCCTTCTCCTACTTTATCTTCACCTCCGATAAAATTGCTATTTGCATCTTTTCTAGTAAGCGTATCGCCCACGTTTAAACCAAGTACTGGTTTAATAACTTCTATTGTCTTAATGTTATTCATATTATAATACTTCTATAATTTCTTCTGGCTTAACCCTGGAGTCTATTTGCAGCTCTTTTTCATCAACTATCGTGTATGTTTCAAAATCCTTACCAGTAGTTATTGCTAGCACCCTTCCAATTACTTCTTGTTCAACGTACTTTCCATTGTCTGCTGGCGTCCACCTGGATACCTTGTATTTTACTATGCTATCTAATTCTATTAATTTCATATCTTTGTTTTTGTGTTATTATGGATAACTATATATATAAACGTAAATAAACGAAAAATGTTGTATAGATTATAAAGTAAAGTAAATATTTAACAAATAAAAAGGGGCTAAAGAACTCAATCCTCAACCCCTTCAGTATAACAACTAAAACAAACCCTTTAAATTTCCATTATACCATTACTAGTTCTCTTAAGGTTCATTGCCTCTACGGCTAACCTATCAACTATATCATTACCAATTATACCAGAGTGTCCCTTCACCCATTTAACAGTTATAAAATCGCATTTACTCATTACGGTGTACACCTCTTGCCATAAGTCTGGGTTCTTGATTGATACAAACCCCTTTCTTGCCCATTTCATTAACCAACCACAATTGATTGCGTTCTCTATATATTTTGAATCAGTATGGATAATTACATCCCCATTAAAACCTTTTAAAACCTCATTTAGAGCTAATTTAAGGGCCCCAATGAAACCGCTTAACTCCATTCTATTATTTGTCGTATAGTCCTCATAGCCAGCCATAAAGACTATTGTGGAGTTACTATTTGTTATGGCTGCTGCATATCCACCAGGACCTGGATTGCCTGCACATGCACCATCAGACCATATATTGAGTAAATTCATTAGTTTAATTTACCAATAACATCAAATGGCTCAACTAGTGCTGTATCCTTAAATAAATCGAAGTCTATCATTCTATTCTTTGGGAAAACGATAGTATCTCCTACTAAGAACTCCATGCCAGCCCATTTGCCGTCATTTGTCTTTAAGTTTGCAGGTATTGATATAATAACGCCTGTACGCAGAATAGATTCAGTTTCAACCTGTTTGATAGTCATCTGCATGACTGGCTCTCCTTCTTCATCCTTTTCGCCTGAATCCTCAGGGACTGTAAGCGTCTTATATACTTTCTCTATCTCTAGAGGCTTAATTAAAATATGTTTTGCAAAGTCATATTTAACTTTAGATGAAATAGCATTTGCCAGCACATCATTACCCACGTTTTCAATAGCAGTAACATTAACCGATTGCTCTTGAGTAGTTACTGGAGCCCCAGCCTCATATATAGTTTTATTTTCCATTATTCTTTGTTTTATTATTATCTTGACTTCCCTGCTTTAATATACAGTCATCATCATATTGTGAGTACTACTTTCCGAATACCTGGCAATAACTATACCCCGCTAGTAGTCCTTTTTATTGTTATTTAAAATCCATGCATATGCATCGCTGTACGTCATACCATTCATGCTAGACCCACTGCATGCACCAGGTTCTTTTGTATGGATTTTTTTACATATCGAGCAGTAATATGTTTCTATTATCTTTGCCATACCTATATAAACGTAATTAATAGTATTTTGTTGTATTATATAGTAAAATTAATCCCACTCAGTACTATTATCCCTCATATTATTCATTATTACCCTAGCATCCTCTGCCTGCTTTGATATTACAGCGTAGAACTCATCGATAGAGACTATTTTAAGCTCATTTAAGACACTCTTTCTAGTTAGCTGGAGCTTTCTGCCACCAGGACGTATTGGGGCCTTATATTCAAGCCTACACCACTCCCACTCCTCCCTGGTCTTCCAGCGTAACTTCTTTTCCTTCATATACTATAACTGCATATAAGTAGTTTCTATATAATTGAACACAACAATCCCCTCCAGAGTTGATTCCTCATGTCCAATTTAAATTAAAACTTCGTTTATGCCGTACGTCCCATTACTGGTACACCTAAGGGCTTATCGCATTCTCTCCTCCTTACCTACTGACTATGTAGAGGCCCCCATAAACTTATATTCAATTCATTTTTGATACTATCCTTGAAACCTCGCTTCTATTTGAAGCTACTAAAAGAACGTCTGACCCTATCCTGATGCCTGTAAGCTATCCCACCCAGGGTGATTAGGCCGAGTAGACCTAGTATCACTAGGTATAACGTATATACTTTGAAAATGTTGTACTGGTTGTAGAAAATTTATTGAATATTTATCAAAATACTGGCTCTTTACGGTCCAAATTCAAAATTTTTAACAAAAAAAATAATTTAGACGTGATATATATGACCACGCGAAACTAAAAATTTTATTATAAAAAAATAAAATAGTATAGTGAATGTGACTGCGCGAAACTGTCTACATCAAGCCCCCGGGAGGGTAAGTTGGGAGGCAACACCCCCGTCATGGCTATGTCAACCTCGATTCAGAGCAGCCATTTACCTCAATTCAGTCGTGAGATTGAACCTATCCTCTTTTCGTTGCAGTGGTCAGTACGTCTTGTCGAGCTAGGACTAAGATATGTGTTTAGACACACATAAGACTGGAAAGCTACTGCGTTCCTACTCTATTACATAGAGGGATTGAGGATTGTATATGCCGATAACAGTCTGTTTGTCGTTGCTGCTGCAACTACATAGGCCTAAGCCAATTAATGCTACAATTCCAGCAATTAGGAACCATCTCCAATCAATTTTAATCTTTTTCATTTGATATGAATATTTAGTTAAACAATAAAAGACAAAGTAAAGATACTACAATAGGCGTAGCACTGCTCTTCTACCCCGACTGATAGTCAGTAAAGAGTTTGTGTTAGCCTATTGTAGTGATATTGGCATATAGTATGACTACGAAGCGACCGAACTTTCCTCTAAGTTCCACTCACGTGCACATCCACACGGTCTTGAGTTCTTAGAGTTTACGGAATGAACGCTTGCCATACTGTATGCCATATCAATCTACAAGGCAGCCTGATAGTCATTAGGCCTATTATATGCATATATGTAGTTTCTATATAATTGAACACAACAATCCCCTCCAGAGTTGATTCCTCATGTCCAATTTAAATTAAAACTTCGTTTATGCCGTACGTCCCATTACTG